GGCAGCGATAAAGGGACAGAGATGAAGCAAACCAATGGAACAGAAATGTACGACATGACGGAACTGCTTGAATGGCGCGACCACGACAGCGTGTCGAAGATTACCTATACCGGCTTTGGCCCGTATATGGTCGAACGCCTAAGCGAAGATCGGTTTCGCGCGTGGCTCCCTGACGATAGCCAGTCAGCCCGGCTGATGGTTGATGGCTTTACGTCCGACAAGGAAGCTCGCGCCTTTTGCCAACGCGACCTAGACGGGCGTAGCACGCTCAAGTTCATGGCTGAGGCAGAAGCTGCATTTGACGCGGACCCAGAACCTGCTGCCGATGATGAAGCGTTTCTACGCCGCATGCGCTCGGCTATCCCCGTCGCCCGCGTCACCAACGATAACCAGCCGGGGAATTCGGCCATCATCGAAGTGTTTGGCGATCCCCCAACTCTCGCTGTCGGCACCCTGCTTTACGCCAAGCCCCCACACACTCACCAATGAGGATAGAGGATGAACGACATGATTGACGGTGAATATCGTTTTGAACTGGTGTTGAACGACCCGGCTCTCAGTAACGCCAAGGGCATGCAGTGGCAGGCGCGGTGCGAACAGTCTACCCGCTGGACGTGGATTGCGCCGGTCGCGACGGTCTATTCGAAAAGGACCAGTTGTTCCTGATCTACGACGCTGCCGATCTTACTGCGCTTCGCGGCCTTATCGATATTGCAATTGCCTCTGCCGCCCCAACCCCCACCAGCAAAGAGGAATGAGGATGAGCGAGACAATGCGAGCGTTTGCAAATCAAATCGTCCGCGACAAAGCTATTTCCGAGAGCGCCGTAAACCGAGCCGGTCGAGAAGCGTACATCAACGCCGCCCTCACTTATGGCTGGGCATCTTCGCAAGCCATGAAAGCTAAAGTCGACGCGGAAGCTGGTGTTCGACAAGCGCTGCTTTACGCAGAGTACAAGGAAACCTGCGCCGAGAAATACCGGGAAATCACTGCTGAACAGTAGCAATTTCTGGACGAATACGCTAGTCTTTTCAACGAAATAGCCGGGGCAAATCACGATGGATAATTGGTACATAGTGCAATGCAACCCAAACTGCGAAAAGAAGGCGGTTGAGGAAATCCGCCGCGCTGGGTATCGCGCCTATCTGCCCAAGGCGGGGCGCGTAATCCGCCACCATCGTACCAAGCAAGTTAGCATCAAGCGCAGCCCGGCTCTTGTCGGCTACGTGTTCATGCGCTTCCCGGCTGGTGCTCCCAACTGGTACGCCCTGCGCCAATGCCAGGGGGTTAAGGGCGTGCTCTACTGCGACGGTCGCCCATACCAGCTCGCCCGCGAGCTTGTGGCGGGTCTTATGCGGGCGCAGAGGGCGCTAGACTACGATGTGAAGGAAGCCCGGCATTACCGCCTCGACAAGCGCCGTGGGGTACGCCAGCCGCTCGATAAGGCCCTTGTTCGACAGAAGTTCCGCCCCGGCACATTGGTCAGGGCAGCATCAGGACCATTCCAAAGCATCATCGCAGAGGTGCAGAGCGTGACCAGCAAAGGCACGGTCAAGGCGCTGGCGCACATATTCGGAGCTGACATGGCTGTGGAATATAATCTCATGGATGGGACGGAAGTCCTTGACGTTGTATCCGAAGCGGCTTAATGTCCCAAATCAGGACGAGCGCCTGTTCTGTAGCGGAACCACCTCGCCGGGGCGCCCCTGCCGGTCAAACCATTGATGCGGCACATTCTTTTTTGCGCGCTAAAATCCCCACACACAAGAGCACTGAGCTACAGGGGGCGTGTAGCTAGGACCAACGTGCGGTTCTTTGCTGGACGATGAACATGCATCGGCAGACCAGCGCCTAATGCGTAAGCGTCGGCAAGGCGCTTGTAGGCATTTGGGTCTGAGTATCGGCTAACGAGCAATCCAGCGGCAATGGCTGCGGAACGCCAACTGATGCCGTCTTTCTTGGCCTCATAGATACGCTGCCCCTTGTCGCGGGCCTCATCGGTTAAGCGAGTGCCGGTGGCGCGGCGTTCTCGGTTGATGTTCCCGCCATGCAACGATTTGTGGTCGGTGGCTTCGATAAGGACGAGGTTACCGCGTTCGTTGTTCTCGTGGTTCATGTCCGCGTGATGAATATCAAACCCATCGGCAAGCATGGCTCTAAGCCACGCCTCTGTGCGGTAGGGGTGTTGCTCAAGCCACGCAAGTTGATGGGCAGCAAGCTTTAGTTCGGCCAAGGTGCAAGCCCTCTGATCAGCGCGGCACATGCCAGCGCAACGGTTAGCGGGATGGGCGCGGTGCCTGCCTCGTATTTAGCGGGCATGTTGCGCGAAACGCCTAGAGCCTCAGCCGCTTGTGTACGGTTGAGGCCCATGAGTTCCCGCCAGCGGGCGAAGTCAGCGGGGGTCATGCCGCCAACTCTGCCAGAAGTTCGTCGTCGGTCATTTCAACCGTAGCTTCCGACTTGCCGAGAAACTTGAGTTCGGCGGCGATCTCGTTTTCGATCTGAGCAATCCAGACCTTGCGCAGCGCGCGTTCGCCGTCCGTCTTTGCGAGGGCAAGGTAGTTGCGTTCGTGAGAGAGGCGAAGGTTGAGGGCGTTGAGGTGGGTCATTTGCGTCTCCCGTTGTTCGATGACCCTTTGTCGCACATAGGAATGCATCTGTCAACGGTTGGCGCACATGAAAATGCGGGCTGGCATACAAATTTTGCACGCAGCGGCATCCCCACGGTGTGTGGGTACTCTCACGACATTGACGCATTCCCGCAGGCTCTCAGACAGCCATAGGTGAACACATGGCGAGGCCAACTGATTTCAGCCCCGAGATGGCTATGGCTATCTGTGTGGAGATTTCATCGGGGCGTTCCCTTCGCAGCATATGCCTAGACGAGGGCATGCCTGATAAGGCGACGGTCTTTAGATGGCTGGCGAAATATGAGGCGTTCCGCGACCAATACGCGCACGCTCGGGAAGCTCAAGCAGACGCCATGCTTGAGGATATTCTAGAGATTGCCGACGATGGCACGAACGACAGCTACACCGACGAAGAGGGCAACGTTCGGACCAACCAGGATGTGATTGCGCGTTCGCGTCTCAGGGTTGATGCCCGTAAGTGGGCGATGAGCAAGATGGCCCCCAAGAAGTATGGCGAGAAGCTGGACCTGAACCACTCGGGCAGCGTCAACCTACAGCCGATCATCAATCTCAATGCCAACGCAGAGTGACGCGGCGCTCAACGTCTCGCTTCATCCGAAGCAACTGGCGGCGTTCAATAGCCCGGCAACGGAAATTCTATACGGCGGCGCGGCTGGTGGCGGCAAAAGCCACCTTATGCGCGTTGCGGCGGTCATCTGGTGTTCAGAGATTGCCGGGCTTCAGGTCTATCTATTCCGGCGCATACGCGACGATCTGATCAAGAACCACATGGAAGGCCCGCAAGGCTTCCGCGCCATGCTGGCGGGTTGGGTTGAATGTGGCTTCGTCACCATTGTCGAAGACGAGATCAGGTTCTGGAACGGCAGTAAGATTTATCTCTGCCACTGCAAGGACGAGAAGGATCGGTTCAAATACCAAGGTGCAGAAATCCATCTGCTCTTGGTCGATGAGCTTACCCACTTTACCGACAAGATTTACCGCTTCCTCCGCAATCGTGTCCGCATGGTGGGCATCACGTTGCCGGAGAAGTATCGCAGCACGTTCCCCCGCATTATCTGCGGCGCTAATCCGGGCGGCATAGGCCACCAGTTCGTCAAAATGACGTTCATTGATGGCGCAACGCCTATGGACGTTTACGAGGCTGCCAAGTCTGAAGGCGGCATGCTTCGCCAGTTCATCCCGGCCTTGCTTGAAGACAACCCGAGCATGGAAGAGAACGACCCCGGCTATGACGCGCGCCTTCATGGCCTTGGCTCTGATAGCCTTGTGCGTGCAATGCGCTACGGCGACTGGGACATTGTTGACGGCGCATTCTTCGACAACTTCCGCAAGGAGCGGCACGTTGTCAGGCCGTTTGCCATCCCTGCACATTGGCTCAAATTCAGGGCTGGTGACTGGGGCTCTGCAAAGCCGTTCAGCTTCGGTTGGTACGCGGTGGCGTCTGAGGACTACATAGCCGGTCCGGGGCAGGTTATCCCGCGTGGTGCGCTGGTTCGATACCGTGAATGGTACGGCGTAGCGACAGACGCTGAAGGCAAGTACGTCCCGAACAAGGGCCTCAAGATGAATGCCGAGCAGGTCGGCGCAGGCGTCCGCGAGCGCGACCAGGGCGATCTGATTGCGTATGGCGTGTTGGACCCCGCTGCATTCGCAGAGGATGGCGGCCCTTCGATAGCCGAGCGCATGTCACGCGGCACGAATAACAACGGTTCAACGTTTCGCAGGGCAGACAACAAGCGCGTTACGCAGCGCGGCGCTATGGGCGGCTGGGACCAGATGAGGGCTCGGCTGGACGGCGACGAAGACGGGCGCGCCATGCTGTTCTTTTTCGAGACGTGCATTCACGCGATCAGGACCATTCCGGCGCTTCAACACGATGAAGACAACCCGGAAGACCTTGATACGGACATGGAAGACCACCCCGGCGACGAAGTTCGTTACGCCTGCATGAGCAGGCCGTGGGTGAGGCCGGTTCGGTCGGCAGACAAGCCAGCCCAGCCCAAGGGCACGGTGGTATTGCTCGGGCCTCCCGTAGCGCCGTCTAGAACACGTATAAGGGTTTGATCGATGGCTGATTACGACCAGACCGACAGCGAGGCAGACAACGAGCAGGACCGCTCGGCTGCCAAATGGCTGGACATGCTGGCGGAGGCCAAGCGCTGCGATCAGAAGTACCACGACAAGTGCGACAATATCGACAAGCTCTATGCCGATCTGGACGCGCTTGCCAAGGAAACGTCAGAGCGTCAGTTTCAGATATTCTGGGCTAACCTTGAGGTTCTGAAGCCGTCCATCTACAGCCGCCCTCCTGTGCCGGTTGTGGTGCCGCGTTTCAAGGACCGCAAGGAACTGCCGCGCAAGGCGTCTGAGATGCTGGAGCGTTGCCTTGTCTCGTCATTCGAGGCCGACGACATCGACGCCACGATGCGGCTTGCCCGCGATGATCTGGCAACCAATGCGCGCGGTGTCATCTGGCTACGCCTTGAGCAGCGCCAGAACGAAGACGGCAGCGTGTTTGAGAAGGTCCACAAGGAGCATCTTGAGCGCAAGGACTTCCGCCACGGCAAGGCCCGCAAGTGGTCAGAAGTGCCGTGGGTTGCTCGCCGTAGCTGGGTGACGCGCAAGAAGGGCTTGGCCCGCTTTGGCGACATATTCCTCAAGGCCGAACTGAAGTCCAAGCGCGATGGCGACGATGACGGCTATTCGAGCAAGGAAGCCGAGGTTTGGGAACTGTGGGACAAGGACAGCCGCACGGTTGTATGGGTCTCGCCCGGCATGGAAGACGTGCTGGACATCCAGCCTGCGTTCATTGACCTTGAGGGCTTCTTTCCCTGCCCACGTCCGGCATTCGGTACGATCAAGCGCGGCACACTGAC